TATCACTCGGAAAGTCTACAACCCGGATGATGAATACTCAGATGTCATTGTTGAGCTGCCGCCGTACCAGTGGGGGATTATTGACGAGGTAGTTAACCGAGATTTACCGGAGTTTTAAATGCCAACGTTACGCAAATTTCAGTCTCAGCGTCCTAACCGCATTTTGTATGACACCATGACGTTCTATCACTCGACATTCGGCTATATCCGCCTTGTGAACCGACAAATTTATCCCAAGACGTTTGCGGGGCAGGTTTACACGCCATGCAGAATGGAAGTGTCAGAGAGCCAGCAAAGCAACACGCCGGTAATCAACGCCACAGTGAAGTTTGGCAGACTGGCGCAGGACTTTAAGCAGCAGTTGAAGCTGTGGCGTGCCTATTCACGGATAACGCCAATATCAGCCACTTACCAGCGCTTTGATGCCGCCGACATGAACACGCCACTAAAGCCGTGGACGCTCTACGTTAAAGACGTGTCGATGGATGAGAGTGATGTCACGTGCTCACTGACGCTACAGAATCCGCTGAACAACAACATCGCCTTCCTCTACAACACAACCGACTTCCCAGGACTAGCAAATGCATAAATCTGACTTTGTGAACGTCATGGAGGGTAAGTCGTGGCGCGATAGGGCGTGTTCTTTTGAGGCTGCGGATTGTTGGGGCCTTGTCGTTCTGTATTACCGCTATGTGCTGGGCATTGAGATACACCAAACACCGGACTACGAAGCCGGCAGCGACTTTCTGACGTGTTTTACGGGTGATGTTGTGTTCTGGAAACCAGTCAACAAGCCCTCCGACAGTAGCATTTTTATCGCGTATTACGGCGCGGAGCCAAAGCATGTCGGTTTGGTGGTGGATGGGCAAGCATTCCATAGCCGTGGCGAATCAGGCCAGGTGCGCTTTGACAAGCTTCGGACATTAGAAAAAGTGTTCACAAAAGTGGAGTTTTACGATTATGCCGTTGATCGAAGTTCAGCGCGTGCCGGGGATACCGAAAGAGCGACATAACCTCGCCGCAGGCAGTATGTTTTACCCTTGGTTGAAAACAGCTAACTTGCACCACGATGTTGAAATACTGAGAAATGGAGTTAAGGTAAAGCCTGATGACGAGTTGAATTTCCCTCTTAATCAGGGCGACGTTATCAGCGTGTTTGACCAGCCAAAAAACGGCGCACTTGGCACAATCCTTAACCCCCTCGAACACTTCAACCCAATAAAGTTTACGCAGAAAATCCTTTCGTCGCTCATCAGCCAGCCGAGCGCTAACGCTGCGACGAACAACTCCAAGACATCCCCGAACAACAGCCTTAAAGGGCAGACCAATATTGCCCGTAACGGTGAGGCGAAGCCAGACAACTACGGGCAAGTAAGGGCTTTCCCCGATCTCATTCAAGAGTCGCTATTCGAGTACACCAATAATATCAAAAAGGTGACTGAGTGGATGAACTTCGGGCTGGGCAAGTATGACGTGACGTCTGTTCGATACTCAGAGTCAAACCTCGGCGCGTTGGCTGGCGCTTCGTACCAGATTTTCCAACCTGGGCAGAATATCCCAGTGATCAATGAAGGGTTTGCTTTCGATGATATCGACGGTCAGGAATTGCCAGGGCCAAACGAGAGCGAAGACTTCCCTGCTGAAACGGCCACGACAACCACGGATATGGTTTCTGGTGAATTCGTTGCCGGTCAGGCTCAGGTGAAGATAAAGCAAAATAGTGACTTCGACTACTTCTATGATTTGCCGAAACCACACTCAGTGTCATTCGTGATTAACGTCACCTACAACACGGTATCTGGCCCAGTAACGCGGGATATCACCGTGTTTGCTGACTTAACCAATGCTACGACTACCGATGATGGTGCGCCGATAGATCCACAACATTTCTATGAGTTTACTTTTTCAAACCTGGGCGGCAATGACATTGGGCAGATACCTGGTGATGCGGTTATCAACACGACGATATTCACGCTGAATGATAACGAGCCTCTGGTGATCGGTCCGTCCTTCTCTCCAGTTGCCGGGGAGCAGCTCTGGATACACCTTCAAGCTCAGTTAGGCCATGGTGATTATGCCAGGACAACAGTGACGTGGTGGAAAGTTGATGATGACAATAACCAGATACCCGGCACATCTGAACTACTCAACATTGGTCTGAACAACGATGATGAGAATTCAGACACCAAATACGGAACATTCAAGATAACGCCAGCCGCTGGCTATGGCCGTTATGCACTGCAATTTGTCAGAACGAACAACAGCAACGATCACTCCGTGCTGAAAGTTGAAGCAGTTCATATTGTAAGAACGCGAAACAACGTCACTTATCCAAATGACACATTGGTCACTGTCACGGTCACAGCGACGGAAAGAGCAACAAGTTCGCGTGACCGGAAATACAACGCGCTCATCACCCGTCACGTTATCAGTTATGACCTTGCAACCCAGACTGTCGATTACACCGAGAAACCGTCACGCTCGTTTGCAGATGCCGTGCTGCACACTTGGGTAAAAATGGGTGGGCAAGCAGAATCCAGTATTGATATTTATGAGCTGTATTCAATTGCGGCTTCATTGCCGGATCCGCGCCTGGGTTACTTCGACTACACGTTTGACGATGAAGATATCTCGCTTGGGGCCAGGGTGCAGACCATTTGCGACGCGGCCACCGTTACGGCGTTCTGGGATGATGGCGTGCTGTCATTTACACGTGACGAGCGCAAGCCGAACGCTGTGACCTTGTTTAACCGCGCCAATACCAAAGCTGAGGATTACAGCCTTTCGTATGACATGACGCTACCTGGTGGCTTTGATGGGGTGCAGGTTACCTATAAGAACCCTTGACAAACAAGCAGGCGTTTATTCGTTATCGGATCACGGGCTCAACGATTTAAGAGGGTGAACCAGTCAAGGCGAAGAAGTTCGACATGCTGTATGTCAGGAACTCTTATCAGGCTCGGGACAGGGCGCTGAAGGAAGTTCGCCGTCTACTCTACTCACGACAGACGATGTCTATTCGGGCATTAGCCGACGGTGAATGGGTAAATGTCGGGCAAATGGTGCAGGCTGCCGATACATACGATACCAATCAGCAAGCAGGTTACATCAAATCGCGACAAGGAAATGATTTTTACACAAGTGAGCGTATCGAATGGCAAGGTGACATGTTTGTCATCGTCACGGATGCGAATGGAACCCCAACTGAAAGAATCCAAGCTTTTCCTCGTAGTGACACGATATTTGGATTCACCGCCGCAGTACCAGAAATAAATCTCAATATTTTTGACGGCTATAACGTCCAATCGCCATCACGCTACGTTATTGCAACGCAATTGGAGATGGATGCAACCAAGTGGACTATTACAGAAAAGAAACCCAATGGCGACGGGACTACCTCGTTAACCATGTCTGAATATAACGATGAAATGTATAATTACGAGGTAACTGAATAAATGGCTACCACCCCAACAAAAAATCCTATTCCTAGCGAAGAATTAAGAGATCTTAAATTTAACTCAGGAAAAATAGATGAGTTCGTAACGTCGCTGCAACGCTACTACATAGACCGTTTTGGTCGGGAACGTTACACCACGGAAGGGCTTCGCTGGGTTGCTCAGCAAGCAATAGCTGCATTTGGTTACATTACCATGGATTCATTCCAAGAAGGCGCAATACTAACGTTACCTAATAATGTTTTGCGATGGAAATTTCCGGACGGAAATGGTGAATATTATCGTTGGGATGGAGAATTCCCCAAGATTGTACCACCTAACTCCACACCAGAGCTGACTGGTGGCGTTATGCCGGGGGCGTGGATTGGTGTTGGTGATGCATCCCTTCGCGCAAACCTGGGTTCAAGCGAAAAAGGATTTGGCCTGTCGATGGTCGCCCTTGAGCAGGGCGGAAATGCACAGCAGGCTATTAAGTATATTACGCCAGAGATGTTTGGTGCTGTTAGCGACTATGACCCTGTAACCGATACTGGGCATGATGACACTCTGGCCTTAAAAAAGGCGGTTGCGGTTGCTATTACTCTGGGTTACCGAGATGTCAGGATTCCATCTGGGGCTAACTATCTAACGACAGCCCCCCTGAATATCGGTGGTGAAGGGTACTTTGGATATCGCGGCGTAGGCCTGGTTTGCGATGGGTTTGTCAACGCCAATATTTATTATCGCGTGCCTGATAATAATTCTGCTTGCATAGAGATTTTAGGCGGTTCAGGGATGCCGACTGGGAGACGGTTACAGGGAATTACTATACAGCCAACGTTTCCTACCAGATATACAGGCGTTGGCATAAGGATAGCTGGGGCAAATTTCTCCAAAAATAGTTTTTTATGGGTGCGTCAGTTTAATGTTGGGTTACATTTGTTAAATAACGCTGCGGGTGTTTTTACTGAACAAAATGAATTTAATAATATTCGTTTTCACAGAAACCTGACAGATGTCCTGTTCGAGACAACAGGGACAGGTGATGACTCATTTCATAGCAATGATTTTAAATCCTGTCATTTTCAGGTGAAAACAACAGTCGCCGGAGATGACGGAAATACAACTCCGGGCGTTGCTTTGGAACTCAGGGGAGGAGGGGGAAGGCCGGTTTATTGGTATAATTCATATTGTGATGTACATATGTTCGGCGGCGCAGGTGCTACCGCTATAAAACTAACAAACGCGAATACGGATAATATCAAAGGAAACATTCTTGCTGAAGGTAATTTGATTCTAAATGCAACCGATGCTGCAAGTTCATTTGAATCTAAAGGTGGCTTTTACTCTATTGGCTCAGTCGTTATGAATACTACCTCTGAACCAACCGCGCGCCTGTCACAGTTTGTAT